CTAACGAAGCAGTGGCTGATCAAGTCACTCTAAACAGTTTCTTTGCTGCCAATGAAGAGATAAAAAAAGTCGGAGGTGCGAATTATCTTGCTGGCTTAATTGGAGCGGCAAGCTCAATTGTTGACATCAGAGACTACGCTAAAACAGTAATTCAGCTTTGGCAGAAGAGGGAACTAGAAACGCTTTTGACTAGATCACTTCAAGAGCTAGAGGGAAAGAAGTTTGATTTTATCTCCGCAAATCTTGAAAACGAAATTGCAGGCTTGGCGATTAAAGAACCAAAAAAGAAAACCCAACACATCCGGGACTTGCTGAAAGAAATGGAAGATGACCAAGCATCAGGGCTATCTTCTAAATTCGTACCGACAGGATTTAAAAAGTTGGATGAGATGTTAAACGGCGGCATTCATGCTCAACAGCTTGTAATTATCGGAGCTAGGCCGTCGGTTGGGAAAAGCTCGATTTGTCAGAATGTTATTTTGAACGCAAGCAAGGCCGGCAAGAAGTGCTTATTTATCTCTCTCGAAGTAGATAAAAGAAACGTCACACTTAAATTCTTATCTGACCTGGCCGCCATAGAAACTTATAAAATCCGCAACAATTGGATGAGCGAGCTTGAAAAAGAATTCTTACAAAGAGCCAAGGCTCAATTGAGAGAAATGGAAATTTACACAAATGACAGCTCTTATTTGCGGATTAGTCAAATTGGGCAAATTATCAAAAGCCAACTTGACAAGCAGCCCGTCGACCTGGTGGTGGTTGATTATGTGCAAATAATTCGCGGCGATGACGTGAAGAACAAAAACGAGGCTTTAGTTATAAAAGAAAACACAACCGCCCTAAAAGCCTTTTCTAAGCAATTTAACGTTGCAATGCTAGCCTTGGCCCAAATTAACCGAAAAGCCGTCGAGGGAGCCAAACAGGAGCCAACAATTAACGATTTCAAGGGAAGTGGCGGGATAGAAGAAGATGCGGACGTTGCAATCATTCTTCATCGGGATCGAAACGAGGGCGAAACCAAAGACAATTACTTTTCTCAAAATGGGAAGCTGATTGTCGCAAAGAACAGGCACGGACGGACTGGAGAAATAGCAATACAATTCAACGGCGACTTCGGACGCTTTTCAGAAATCGGAGATTTTTAACAAAAACAACTAAGGAATAAAATGAAAAATGCACCTACTAAGCAATACGTTGCAATTAAAAATCCGCCAGGAACAACTTTCACAATACCGGTAGATTTTTTAAAGAATCAAAGACTTATTTGCTACTGCGACAAAACCAACAAACAATATGACATAGAAAATCTGATTGCAGAAAACTTAGAGCTAAACAGAAAATTAGATATTTGTCGCGATGTTTTAATAAATAAATGTGCCGGCAGAACTGCATATGAAACTCTTATAAAAATGGGGGAAGTCAATGACACACATTAAAGACCTACTTGCAGAAACTACAAAGAACGCAGGCAAAGCAAAATTCTATTCTTACAATCAAAGTGCTTTCCTTCGTTACTTTGATAGCTTGCAACAGTACAAGGCTTTGATTTTAGCGGGAAACTTTGAGAAAATGGAGAAAATTATAAAAGAAAATTCGACTTTTAAATTTGATGAGTTTGAAGCGGAAACTAAAAGCAAAATGGAGAGTAAATGAAACTACTAAACTTTTTTAAGAAAAAAAATAACTTAAATTTTAATTCCGTCAAATGTGACGGGGTTAATAAAAAAGATTTTGAATTTTTATTAAATTGGACAATTTATAGAGAAGATAAAACGTTATATTCTTATACAGAGGTGAGAATATTTTCTTTAGAAGGAATAAAAACCTATGTAGAACAAAAAGAATTGGAATTTAAAAAATTGGCAGTTAGCGAAAATTGTTGTATTCATTTTTCATTTAAACACATAAGAGAATATGTCCTTTTTCCTTCGCCGTTAGACTCGGTAACATTAAAGGAAGAAATTCGTGTTATAGATGATGTACATCTTGGACGCTGGGAAGATGGGATTATAGTTGTAACTCCTGGTGTTGCTAAGCCTTGGAGGGTAAGATGAAGCGCTACAAAAACAAGAAAACTGGTGATATTGTAGAACATGACGGAATGCTTTTTATGAGTCAGCCTCCACAAATTAAATTTATTGAGAATGGTGAAGTTAAAATGATGCAATGGCCAACATTTTTAGAGCAATACGAATTACTAGAGGAAAATGAAATGACTTTGAAACTTTTTAACGCAAATTTTTTCTGGTGCATAGGCTGCGAAAAATTTATGGACATGTGGCTTTATGAAGAACTCGACAGGTTAGAAATGTTAAATGGTGAAATGTATTGCGCTTCTTGTGCTAAGGAAATTAAAAAAGATAAGACGGAATAAAGATGGAAAGAAAGATAACTAACCACCACCCAATTTATGCCTTCGGTGAGCGGTGCGGGTATTTACAAACTATCCGCACGAAAGGATTTAAGGCTGTAGAGATAGAATATTTTTTAGATGAAAACCAGCGAAGAAAAGGAATCATGACGGTTTACCTTCCAATATATTTACAGCAACTCGAACGCGAAGGAATTAAAAACATCACGGCGCATGTAAAAGAAACCAATTATGCAAGCAAAAAGTTACTAGAAAAAAATGGTTTTATTAAGATTAGTCAATTTGGGAATGTTGAGATTTTTCTTTGCAGCCTTACAGGGAGTAAGCGAGGATTTTGTCAATAGAAAAATGTTGGCAAAAGTGAAATAAATTTCTTGCCTCTTAAAGTATGTATAGTTTTAATAGTTGCACCACCAAAACAAACTAACAAAAAATCAATAAAACTATGTTCAAAATAAAGTTAAGTTGCGGGATGGTTTTTTCCTCTTTGGAATCAATCAGAAAAGCAAGACAAGATTTCATCGAATATCACATTGATCAAGAAATCGAAGAGCCTAAGAAAATTGCAAAAGTAATTGATGGCGAAGAGCTTGATGAAGAAAACCTACAAATCTTTGAAGAGGATCTTGCTCAGGATCTTATCAATAGAAGAGAAGAAAAACCAGAAGATTTTGGAGTTGACTTAGAAGAAGAAATGAGAATCAGCTCAGACGAAGCATTTAGAATTGGGAGGGATTGTTAATGAAAGAATTTAAAATCAAACTTGTCAGGACAGTTAAAGAAATCGGAGTAATTACTGTAGAAGCTGATTGCTTAGATGATGCAATCGAAACTGCTGGCAAAATTGCTTTCACTCAAGACAGAGACATTTTCTCAGATTACGACGTTAGAAATGACGAAGTTAAAATCGGGAATCAGAAATTTAAGAAAATTACTTGGTCAGAACTAGAGAGTCCTAATTATGTAATTGGAAGAGCAAAAGAATAATAATTAAAAAAAGAAAATATGACGCTGCAACTAATTGAAAACACACTAAAAAATTCAGAAATCTTAAAAGTTACACTTGGCACAAATAAAGATAAATACATTGTCAGTGTTTTAAATGAGATCAAGAAAAGTGCTAGTGATGAAAAGAAAGATTTAACAAAATGCACGCCTCAAAGTATTGAAAGCGCGATTAAACAGGCTTGCGATTTGCAATTAGAGATTGATGGAAGGCAGCATTGTCATCTTGTAAAATACGTTGATCGGAATGGAAAATCAAATGCTACTCTTCAAATTGGTTATCGTGGATTTATTTATGCTATTAAGAGATTTTACCCAGACGCTAATATTGACTGCAAATTAGTTTATAAGGGCGATGTTTTTACAATAAAAAGTGAAGGAGACACAACAACCTTCTGTTTGGAGGTAAAGGACGCTTTCAGTAGAAGCCAAGCCGATGTAATTGGTGGCTATTGCCATATTTCTTACACAGTAGGAAATCGTTTAGCTTCTTTCTGCGAGACAATGTCTTTGGCAGAAATAAATAAAATCAAAGGCAAAGCAAAGCAAGATTTTATCTGGAAAGAATGGTTTGAGGAAAAGGCAAAAGTAGCTATCATCAGAAGAGCTTGCAAGATTCACTTTAGCGGTATTCAACAAATTGAGCAAATTACAGAATTTGAGAATCAAGATTATGATTTAGAAAAAGCAGTTGGGGCTGAAATTCAAACTATTGATTCAGAACAAGGGATTGAAATAGTAAACTTAGCCAAGATTAAAGGGGTAGATGTAGCCAATATCTGTAAATTTTACGGAATTGACATCATTATTGACTTGCCAGCTATCAAATTTGAGCAGGTTATTAATCAATTAAAAAAGAAGCCAGATATGATAAGCAAACCTGAATCTGAGGTAAAAGATGCCTAAAATAATTCTATGCGAACAAGGTTCTGATGAGTGGCTAGAGCATAGGAAAGGCATTGCAACCGCTTCTAACTTTGGCAACATAATCACGCCAGCAACTAGCAAAGAAAGCGCAACCCTTCCAAAGTATGCCAAAAAATTAGCTCTAGAATTGCTTTACGAGAAAACATCTGAAAGCTCTTTTAAAAGCGCTGCCATGCAAGCAGGAAATGATTTTGAGGGTCTGGCTAGGCAAATGTACCAAGAAGAGGCTTGGAATATTGTCAAAACCACTTTGCTAGATGAAACTGGCGAAGAGAAGCCAATCGGCATGTTTAAAAGTGATTGTGGCAATTTTGGCTATTCTCCTGATGGACTAATCGATGATGATGGGTTGATTGAAATTAAGAATTTGGAAGCAGAAGCGCATTCAAATGTTTTACTAAATCCAGTTTTGCCGAACGATTACAAGTGTCAAATTCAAGGCGGGCTTTGGATCAGTGGCAGAAAATGGTTGGATTTTGTAGCCTTCAATCGTTTCTGTAAAATACCAGAAAAGCAGTTGGTAATTATCCGAGTTAAACGCGATGAGGTTTTTATTTCTGAGCTTGCCAAACTAGCACAAAAAACAATCGCAATGCGCGACGAAATATTAAAACAAATTAAGGGGGAGTAAATAAAAACATGGCGCTAATTGAAAAGAAACGCGGCGAGACATTGTCAGCGGCGGAATATAACCAGCTAGCTAGTGCGACAAACAAGAAAATAATAAAAAAAGACGGTGATGT